GGGATCTATCCATACTACTGCAAGGATGACAGCCTACTGGTGCTGCCCGAGGGTATCGTAACTGTAACCCACAGTTGCAGCTATCCACGGATTAAGGTAGTTGATTTAAGCGACCAATTCGAGGAACTCCCTACGATCAGCCAACTGCGTACCGCTGCGCAATCTTATATAAATAATAATCAATTGACCGTGCCAAGGGTATCCATAAAGGCAAGCTTCTGTCCGCTTTGGCAGACAGAGGAGTTTAAGGATATTGCGCCCTTGGAGCACGTCAGATTATGTGACACAGTTATAGTTCAGTATCCAACTCTTGGGGTTGAAGCCAAGGCCAAAGTTATTAAGGTGGTATACAATGTGCTGGAAGGCCGGTATGACAGTATAGAGCTTGGAGATGCCAGGCAAACACTGGATGTAATGATAGCAAGTCTGCTAAAGGGAGGTCGCAAATGATAAACACACAAATAATCAGCCTTGATATGTCCTCCCGGGATCACTGCCCCCGTGTCTTGGCCAAACAAGGCGATGCTGGCAGTCGGGAGATTGTGATTAATCTGTATGATGGTGGTGTGCTTGCCAACATTAATAATCAAATTACCACTCCCGAGATAACCACTAATGGGATTGTGCGCTTTTGCAAACCAGACGGCAAAGGTGGCATATACGACAGGACCGAGGACAACCTAATTGCTTGTACACTGGGCAAGGATACCATCACCGTGCGATTGGCGGCACAAATGCTGACGTGCCCTGGCGATGTTGTGGCAGATGTTGCCATCATCTGCGGTACAACAGTCATATCTACTTTTAATTTTATCGTTGCGGTACAAGCCAACCCCGCAGCAGGCATCACCACATCAAACAGCTACTACAACTACCAATCCCTTGCCGATATCAACCAGGCGATCAACGAGGCAAAGGCTGCAGCTGCCGGGGCGGTAAAATTCGTCAATGGCGTAAAGCCAGGCAGCGATGGGAATGTCGCCGTCAATGTCGGCGTTACAGCGATTAACCGGCAGACCGGATCCGTAACACTGCCAGTGAATGCATATACCACCTGCTCCACCGCCGCAAACTATGTGGTCAAAACAGCGGCTCTCGTGGATGGTTTTGCGCCCACGATTGGTGCGGTGCTGGCGGTAAGATTTGTGCACAACAATACTGCCGAGAGCCCCAAGCTTGATTACAATGGCATTGAGTACACCATCCGAGATCGCATCACAGCGCAACCAATTGGGGCGGGCGACATTACTGCAGGGCTGTATCAATTTATGTTAATAAACGGAGCCTGGATCCTGCTGGACAAGCAGCAATCTGGCGGTACCAGCACCCCTGTGCCTGGGGATCCCGGAGAGGACGGCGGGTATTGGATCCCGCATGTGGCGGACGATGGCACCCTATCCTGGACACCGAGCAAGGATGGCATGGGCGATCCGCCAGCAGCGGCCAATATTGTGGGGCCACCGGGCAAGGATGGCGATCCAGGTGCAGACGGCGCGCCCGGGTCTGACGGCCAGGATGGTGGATATTACATCCCGCAAATATCGCAGCCAGAAAGTAATATTATGCAGATTGCTTTTGACGCGATTAAGTTTGGTATGACATCGGTGCAAACCAGGCAGATCGTGCTACCAAAGGGGGACCCCGGGCAAGACGGCGCACCCGGACCAGCTGGACCGGCTGGCGACCAGGGGCCCCAGGGCCCCAAAGGGGACCCCGGCCCCCAAGGGCCAAAAGGCGACAAGGGCGACCCCGGCGAGCCTGGTCCCCAAGGCCCGGCAGGATCCTGCGATGTTGCATCAGTCAATGGCCAGGTTGGTGCCGTTAAGATACCGGCGTCCGGCTATGGTACCTGCGCCTCTGCGGGGAGCAGTCCAATAAAAGAAGTCGGATCACTTTCTGCCGGGTTTGATCCAGCAGCTATTGGTTCGGTACTGGCCGTCAACTTTGAAAACCCTGGGAACACAGCCAATGGAGCATCGCTGACAATAGCCAATAAGTCGCATGCTATTATTGATTCTAGGACTTATTCCTCGGCACGTGCTGACGCACTGGCGAAAAAGGTACATCACTTTTTACTGCTAAGTGGCGGGGCCATTTTGCTGGATCCGAGTGACACCACCGGACCCGTAACGCTGGACAAGACCCTTACCCAGGAGGGGAGCGCGGCAGATGCAAAAGCCGCTGGCGATGCAATCAAAAACCTACGTGAGTTTTTGCAAGGAGATGTTGAGCTTACCAGCCTTAACCTCACATCTGGACTCACTACAGATGCTGATATCAATGTTGATTTTGGCGGAAACCGGTTGCGTGGCGTGAATGATCCTGTCGAAGATACAGACGCGGCGTCAAAGGGATATGTGGATGAGCAGATTGCCAATATCTCAAATGACGGCAATGCTGCTCCGTCCGCTGGTGTATGCACCACGGCAGCAAACGTTGCCGCTAAAGTAGAGCAGGGCTATATCACAAGCCCTATTGTCGGCGGTAGTATCGTCACTGTGGAGTTCACAAATGATAACACGGCCAAGAACCCGACGCTTGACGTCAATGGAGTTGTCGGTGCAATTGTCTACCGGAGCATGTCGGCTATTGATCCGGCATCCCTGACAAAGGGCATCCATCAGTTTGTATGTCTGGAAAATTACAACAAATGGATGATGCTGGATGCATTGGAATGGGAAGAAATTGCCAACATCACAGTAGAAGCCGATGTCCAAGTTGTTGCAATCAGCAAAGACAAAGACAATAAACCGTTCGGACTCCGTAAAGCAAAGATTATGGTATCTGCGGTTGGATCGGAAACAAATACGAAATCTGCCAACGGAGAATTGAGTGTAAACGGTATTACTTACTATTATTCTCCGAATCTCCCGGTGGTTGGTGCCGAAACAAGCAGGTTTATCGCATCGTCCCTCGAAGCGATAACTGATGGACTTATCTGGCATGACTCTAGCTCAAACAACAATAACACCTATCAGACGACTGGCACTAGGCATACCGGGTGGATTGCCACTGTGGAGTCGACTCTGAGAAACTTTGCGTTCTCCGCTGTTGGCGGAATGGTGATCGGGGCAGGAACTAATATCAAAATCATGGGGGTGCGGGCATGACGATACTTGAAAACGGAGAATACCGAGACGCTACGCTGGAGGAACTGGAGGCATTTGAAGAAGATGCCGCAAGAGCGGCCGCAGCCGAACGCCACCGTCCGCTTACGGCTGAAGAAGTAACGCGCATGCTGCTGGCTCAGCAAATCAACAGCCTGCCTCTGGATGATGCAACGGCCTTGCGGAGCCGGGAGTTTTACCCAGAGTGGGCCCCTGGAACGGAGTATCCAGCTGAATACAAGGTGCAGTACGGAGGCAGGCTCTGCCGCTGTCGCCAGAAGCATACCAGCCAGCCAGGCTGGGAGCCAGAAAACGCCCCGTCCTTGTGGGAGTACATCAACGAGGCGCACGACGGGAGCAAATATGATCCTATCCCCTACGACGGGAATATGGAGCTCTCTGAGGGCTTGTACTACTCCCAGAACGGCATTTTGTATCGGTGCACCCAGAGTACTGGACAGCCTGTTTACAATGCTCTGGCAGAGCTGGTGGGGCTGTATGTGGAGGTAGTGCCATGAGCCCCGCCATGTACCCGGCGTTGCTGGCGGCCGGAGGCGGCAATGACACCCTAACAAACATCATAACATAACAGGAGGATAAAATCATGAGCAACAGTAACCTTGTAACCTACACCCACATCAGCCCCAACCGGACCAGCCCTCGGAACAAGCCTATCACCAAAATCACCATCCATCACATGGCGGGCAACCTCACGCTGGAGCAGTGCGGCAACATCTTTGCCAACTACGGGCGGGGGGCCAGTGCCAACTATGGCATCGACAGCAAGGGGCATATTGGCCAATTTGTGGACGAGCGGGACCGCTCCTGGTGTAGCTCCAACGCCGACAACGACCATGTGGCCGTGACCATCGAGGTGGCCAACGATGGCGGTGCGCCGGACTGGCACGTGAGCGACGCCGCTCTGGCAAGCCTGATTGATCTTTGCGTGGATATCTGCCGCCGGAATGGCATCCAGCGGCTGAACTATACCGGCGATAAGGGCGGAAGCCTGACTATGCATAAATGGTTTACCGCTACAGCCTGCCCCGGGCCTTATCTGGAGAGCAAATTCCCGAGCATCGCCAACGCTGTCAACCAGCGCCTGAGCCAACCGGACAAGCCTTCCGGCAGCGATCAGCTTTACCGGGTACGAAAGTCCTGGGCGGACGCCAAGAGCCAGATCGGTGCCTATGCCGTCCTGGACAACGCCAAGCGCGCCGCTGATCAGCATCCGGGCTATGCTGTCTTTGATGGGGTTGGCAAAATGGTGTATGGCGGCCAGAGTGCCGTTTACACCGTGCAAAGCGGCGATACCCTATCCGCTATTGCTGCCCTGTACGGTACTACCTACCAAGCCCTGGCGGCCCACAACGGCCTCAGCAATCCCAATCTGATCCGGGTTGGGCAGCAGATCAAAATTCCCGGCAAAAAGTCTGTGGATGAAATTGCCAGAGAGGTGCTGCGCGGTCTGTGGGGCAACGGGGCAGAACGGGAAAAGCGCCTGACCGCCGCCGGATACGACTATGCCGCTGTGCAGCAGCGAGTCAACGCCCTCCTGGGGTAAGGGGGGCACAATCAGTGGCAGATAATATGATCATTGCATTTTTGGTAGCCATGGGCACTCCTACGGCCATCACGGCCTTTTGCTCCTGGGCACTCCAACGGCGCATTATGCGCCGGGAGAAAAAGGCCGAAGAGCTGGAGCGTAGCCGGGAAAAGCTGGATGTGATGTTGCTGCAGTCCACCACGGCGGCCATTGCCCTGGGGGAGGCTACAGCCAAGGCGGTGCAGCGGATCCCCGATGCGCATTGCAACGGGGATATGCACAGGGCTTTGGAGTATGCAGCCGATATCAAGCATCGGCAAAAGGATTTTTTGACTTCGCTGGGTGTACATGCCCTGCACGATGATTAAGTTTGGAGGTATCAATATGGATTTTGGTATTGCGACTGTGGTAGCTATCACTGTCATGTGCTACATCGTGGGTCTCATCGTCCGGGCCACCAGCCTGGATAATAAGTGGATCCCCGTGACCTGCGGCGTGGCGGGGTTGCTGCTGGGAATCGCCGCCCTGTACATCGGCATGCCGGATTTCCCGGCCGGCGACCCGATTACTGCCGCCGCAGTTGGTGCGGCGTCTGGGCTGGCCGCTACCGGCGTAAATCAGGCATTCAAGCAGCTTTCCGGCAAATAGGCATAAAATTATCCCCCTCCCGCAGTTTCGACTGCTGGGAGGGGGCTTTTTT